GCTGCCGCCGTTGCCGCTGTCGCCGTCACCGACCTGCTAAGGTCCACCTGCACCACTGGAGTTCCGGCTGTCGCCGTTGCCGCTGTCGCCGTCACCGACCTGCCAGGGTCTACCTGTACCGCTGGGGTTCCGGCTGTCGCCGAGACCGCTGTCGCCGTCACCGACCTGCTAGGGTCTATCTGCACCACTGGGGTTCCGGCTGTCGCCGAGGCCGCTGTCGCCGTCACCGACTTGCCAGGGTCTACCTGCACCGCCGGCGTTTGAGCCATTAGGAATAGTTGCGTCACGACACTAAGATGAGGATTTTTAATATATTCAGTAGCAACTATTGGATCTTGGGCTGTAAAACTTGCTGCCGTCGCTGTTACTGTTTTTGTGTATGTTATTGGTTGGGCAGCAGATAACGGAATACCAAATACAAGTGAACTATTTTGATCAGGATTATTCTGAGTAATAGAAGCAGTGTAGGAACCTAATGAACCTGAAGATGGTGCAATAAACGCAATCACTCCTGAAGAACATTTATTGGATCTTTCTACTTCCGTAAGAGTCCAACCCGTTGAGGGACTTAATGAATATTCACCACCGTTTATGCGTCGATGATGCCAAGCACCTATAAAAACACTGCCTAATGAATAATTTTCAGTATTCCAAGTGGTAGGTATTGTAGTACCTGAAGCCGTAATATCGCTAGAGGTTAAGCTATTTGTAGCATCCGTACCGATGTCTTGAGGGGGAGCTGAAAAGTTATTTATGTCGATATTGTTTAAGTTAGTCGGTATATCTCCAGTAAAATAACTATGATGAAAGTGCCAGCCGTTCCTAGCAATTTCATCACCTGAATTTGTAACACCAATAGTTCCGTTAGTAATATCAGCAGAAAGAACGGTTTTCAAATAAAGGTATGTCGAACTTCTTCCTTGAGTAGAAGCAACTCCTTGCCTACTTGGAAAATTTGACGTACCTCCAAATCGGATTCTTGGGTCAGCGGTATTTTCTCGTTCAATTGCTAAAAAGCCGACAAACAAATCTCCCGCTTGAACTCCATTAGGAATTGCGGATGTTTGATCTGAAGTGACACCAGATAATGCAACCCCTCTGGATACAAGAGTAATTGCCATAACTAGATAGCATTCCAGATAGAAGCGACTTTAGATAAAGCAGCCAATTGGCATTGTTCAGGACTCATTCCACTTCCTGAAGTTTGATCAAACTCGTCGTAATAATATAAAACAGGAGATGCTGTATTATCTGGCCGACAAAAACGAGCCACATACTTTCCAGGTGGACCTTCATATTGACACCATTGAAATTGAAGAGTCCCTGAAGAATCTGCTAAAGATTCAGTAGATGTTTTTGTGTATGTATCGCTATCGATAACCATAGTTTCAGGAAATACGGCTGGTAAATTATCTTCTGACAAGTAGCTCATTTAATCCTCCGTATAATTCACTGTGACTACAATTGTTCCACAGTCATTATAGTCGTCTAAGAAAACACAAATATGATCACCTGCTGATATCGAAGACTCGCCAGAAATTAATGTTAGGTTTTGATCTGAAGTTGTTAGGCTATTTAATAACGAACTTGTTTTTGCAGTTGAAGACGCGGTTTTAGGAGTGTTGTACGCATCTGAAGAAGTCTTAGAACTACCGCTTGCCCAAGGATGCGAAGATGAAAGCTTACTTCTACTATTATATTTAGAAGTAAATCCACCTTCTAAATCTTCACATTCAGAATCTGTAAACTCATAATCGTCCCAAACCATTATGTCGGTAAGATTAAAGTTTCCATATCTCTGTGTTGAAGTTGTTTTGTAATACGCTATGCGGTCAAAGTTATATTGGCTGCCGCTCGTTACTGTAGAACTTCCTGTGTATTGACCATTTACCCTAATTGATACAACATTACTCCCGTCGCATCTTAGGATATGTGTAGAATTTACACCTCCAAAATATTGACCAGAAGTGCCTGTATTAGCGTTTACTTGAAACTCTCCACCAGCATCATGTCTCAGTTTTGCCCAAATACCTGCCCAGTGATATGCAGATAATATACTTGTTCCTGAATTATTACGGGATCCTAAACAACACCCATACAGTGACGGGGTGTAGTTTCCAAAATTAATGAATATAGTCCAGGCATGATTGCTACGTAATGATATAGGAGTATCAAATATGACATGATCTAAAACGACACATCTTATAGCAGGAAAACCGTTAACTTGGTTATCTTGCCATAACGGTTTATAACTACCCGTTGTTTGAGTAGATCCTTCATCGTAATCATCTAATCTATGCCAATTAGTTAATAATCCAGTACTTGTCTTATCGGTGTATCCACCATACTCAGCAGTCCACACCATTGCTGGCTCTTGCTCAAGTTCGTTTTCCGCAATAAAGTCATCGACAAGTTTTTTACCAACCCGAATCTTGCAAATTTTACCAGAGTTCGTGCATTTAGCTTGTATGGATGAGATGGTTGCATCAAAAGGAAATGTTGCACCAGGGAAATTAAATCCACCCTCTTGAAATGTAGGGTCTGATTTCGGATCAAACTCGAATTTTACTATCGGCATTTTGATCCTAATCTAATAGGGGAGAGGCAACAGCCCGGTGAGTCACCCCCCCCCAGAGGTGTGTCATTTATTTTTTACGAGTAGATCTTTTAACGACCTTCTTGCCGGATTTCTTAGCGTACTTTTTTGCCGCTGCAACTCCGGACTTACTGTAAGTGAATCTTTTTTTTCCTACTTTTGGCATTAGGCTACCGCTAACTGAATGGTAAAAGTCACGTTAACAGTATCCGCAGCGAGTACACTTGCGATTCCAGCAGTGAAGTTAGCACTTGCAATAAGGACTCCAGCGTTTCCTGCGGAATTTTCAGAATACACTGCTGCACCAACTACATTTGTGGTGCCAAAACCAGTAAAAGCCACGGCAGTTGTATTCGCCATTGTGGAGGTGGCCGCTATTACTTTAGTAAAATTGTGCCCTGTCCCGCCCCAGCTAAGACCGCCATTAGCATCATCGCCAGTCCAACCGTCTACAGGTTCAAAAGTACTTGTATGAAAACTACCACCACCTGAGCCAGATGCTAATATAGAATTGGCGTAAGTATCTGTAGTGAGCAAGGCCGGCCCGACATTTGCCGATGAGTTTCTATACAAAAGAATTTTTGCGGCACGACCTGAAGCACCTAATATAGAGGTAGCATTAGGGTCTATTGAATCAAAAATACCATCAGCCAACTCGCGAGTCGTTCCGTTGTACGCACGAAACTTGGCTTTTACATTTCCATCTTTATCGAGATGCTCAATGTCGAAATAGCCAGTTTCAAATGCGGCTTTTGGACTACCCAAAGAAGCACTCGCATCTCTGGATCTAATAATTTCTGGAGTTGCGTTGCAACTCATGTTTCCAGAAGCTTTCATTTTGCTTCTCCTTTACGGGTTAAGGGTCATTTCAAAAGTTACTTTAACGGTTTCTCCAGTTTCAATAGTTAAATTTCCACCAGAAAATAAGGCACAAGCAAAAAGACTTCCAGCGGTAGAACCATTAGTTGAGTTGCTAACTATGAAAGCCCCAGCAGTAGTTTCTGTATTAGTAGTTATATTAAAAGTCGCATCTGTAAATGTGACTTTATTAGCCGCTGAACTAAATCCCAATGTGGAAGTTGGCCTAGAGGTAATCCCAGCATTCACCAACTCAGTCCAATTATTATTAAAGGGAGAACTGGCTGTATCTAATTTTATGTTTGTAGCGGTATTGGTAGACGCTACTTGTATGTTTGAACTCGGAACCGTAGAAGAAATTAATCCAGTGTAAATTGTATCTACTGCCGCCGTTGCACCAGTATCAAACGATAAACGCAAAATGCGATTTGCACCTTCATTTGTCATTGTATTATGTGCTTTGCGTTCAGTTCTTAATTCACCATTTGGCTTATACACTTTGAAGGTAAATACTCCTTCTTCTTTAAGTGTTAGCATTTAATCCTCCCGGATAACTAAACTTCCAGCCAAAAACTGGAAAGTGTCATCGTTTTGTATGAATCTTGGATTGTCTAAAACATCCCAATACAACAAATTTCCAGCTGAGGCAGCACTCCATACACCAACACCTAATACAGTATCTCCAGCAACTGAAAGACCTGAGATACTCGTCCAACCAAAAATTGTACTATTCTTAATTCGACAACGATTTGTATTTATGTCGTCAATTTCAGGACCGTCCCAATGAGGATTATTTTGAGGGTTAGAACCCGTCAAAACTTGTACTCTGCCTCCACCCCATTCAACGTAGTCTGTTCCTGGTATCGGGTATGAAATCGCACTAGAGCCATCTGTTGTAGGGTTAGTCGTAAATAGGCTAACCCATGTCTCGCTAAACAACGCTGGTTGAGAACCTGTAAAAAGTCCTAAAACAGCAGCCGATATCGGATTTGTTTTGCCAGACATGGGTTTAACTCCTATTTAGCGATTAGGCCAAAGTACCGATACGAACAACCTTCTTCGGGTCCATCCGCACAGCACCTAATCCAAGACTGTGGTAAGCCTGGAGAGAGTAACCACGCTGAGGAAGCTCGTCGAAGCGAATGCTCATGTCTTGGGCCATTCCGAACACCATGGAACTACGGGTGTACATATACACATACGAACCCGCATTAGCTGCACTGGAGGTAACAGCTGTAGCACTGCTAGTCATTGCAGTGGTGATTCCAGTCGGAATCTCATTGCAAATGCGGAACTCACAACCCAAGAAATTGGCGATCTCACCACTCATCAACGGACGAATCGCGTTAAAGTCGTAGCTGGTCAGGTTGGTATCAGCCAGAAGGTAGCGAGCCACTGCCGGGTTCATGGCAACGTAGACTGGATCACCAGGGTTTATAGCACCCTGTTGCTCTAGAATCTGACGACCCTTCACCAAATCGGCCACTGACAAAGTGGAAGTAGCGGATCCTACGTCAACAGTGTTGGCTTGCAAGGTGAAATTGGTGTTGGTCATGCCAAAACTGATTGAACCTGCCGGAGCAGCAGAAACACCAGTAGCAGAAGATGCAGATCCACCCTCAACTCCATTTTGAGCAACCGAGATATCCTCGATGAAGGTGTGGCCACCAGTTGAACCCACCACGCCAGCTGTTCCCTTAAGGGCATTGATGATAACAGTGTCTTTTTTACGACCGAAAGCCGCTGCCACGTTCATCAGGTAGTTGGAATCCGGGCGAATCGCACGAAGAAGTGCAGGCTCGTCACGAGGATCAAAGAGTTCTGCAAACTCGTGAAACTCAGGAACCACGGTCCTACGCTCGGTTAGAGTCTCAGAGTAATTCTGGTCGTTGGTCGCAGCACCAAAAAGCTGGCCGCGATCACGAGTAGTTGTCGCAACAGGCTTGTAAGCGTCTAGGTTTAGCGGATCGCCACGAAGTTCCTCAAAAGTACAGGTGTCGGAAAGGCGACTTTCCATGGTCTGTGCTTTAAGACGGATGGTGTCGGCGTAAGCCTGTTTAAAAAGAGCAACGTAGTTAGCATTGTTGCCATCTGATCCCGGCCAATTAGCCGCAGTGGTTGTTGGGTATGCCATGGCATACTCCTCTCAAGAAAAGTTAGAAAAAAAAACTTGTCCGAGAGGGTATCCGCATTCGGGCCTCGCCGTGGGCTATCGGGTGCCTTGCCGCTGTTCTTTCACAGCGTCAGGGACCGGCCTCTGTAGAGGGTGTCGGCTCCAAGGATATTGAATACATAAATTTTACTTTTTGTCAACAACTTTTTTCCTGGGCCGACCACCCTTTAATTCTGAATCTCTCTGAGGAAACGTCTGACCTTTAGAGTTTTCTAAACGATCCACCTTTTCATGTACTGCTTGAGAAATAAGTTCTGAAAGAGTTAATTCACGTTCACAAGCAACTGCATTTCTTGCTCTATTGACAGCTTCTCTGTCCACTAGAAAGGTATGACGTATCTTCATTTATTGGCCACCTAAACTCTAAATCTTGGATCTGTTAACCCCTCGTAGCCGTTGTCCATGAGAATCTGTTGAATCTCCATAAACCTCTTGTAATCCGGCCTGTAATCTTCGTGACGAGGATTTAGAGGACTTCCTTTAGCCACTAATTTAAGCCCTTCATTTACTATTGCTTCAATGTTGTCGCCTCCAGGTGTGCTTACAGCCTGATCTGGGCTTTTATCGTCTGACATTGTTTCTCCAGTCTGAATCATTAAATCTAAAATAGCCGGATGATCGACTAAGCCTGTTTTCGTTAACACTGAATTGATATCAGGATTTTCATGCACTAAGCCGTCTAAGGTTCTCTTTGCTTGAGCAAGCTTCTCGTCTAAGTTTTCCCCATATCTTAATTTTGCACTTGTTTGCCACTCTTCTCTCATCTTTTCAATTTTAGCAGCATCTTTTTCAGTATCTTTCACTAACTGACTTTTAGCTACGCCAGATAACGCTTCCCACTGTTCTTTAGTCAAACCTTGCTCATGAGCAACTTTACTCATAGGGTCTAGAGCTTCTCTTTCGCGAGTGTTCTCTGGCATTAGATAACCGTGAGGAGTTTCTGGCCGCCCCAACTTGCTATAAAATGAAGCCCAATCTTCTGGACTTGCTCCAGAATCAGGCACCCTCAATTCACTCGATAACTTCTTCTGCAAACCTTCATACGCAGATTCTAAACCCTCTACCGTATCGTATTTTTTTGCAAACTTACGAGGCTCTACATTTTCAGGTTCATTGACTTCTTCACTCAACGGATTTCCTTTCTTTTAGTCTTTCAGACTCTTCTACCATTGTAATTAATTTCCAATATGCAACCTGTAACCCTCTACGTTTTGCTAAGGCTATCGGGTCGATTGGAAAAACATTCGGTTCGCTACCATTAAACTCAATCGAGTTATTTACGGCTTCTTCAGGCTCTAAAGTTAAACGAACTTTAAAATGAAATTCCATCCACTGTAAAACTCTTTTCCCAGCATCTGTACCAAACACTTGATTAAAATCACCAAATATTTGGTTATCTTTATCTGTGTACATATTGCCCATTACTTGCTGCCCTTTCTTCTGTTTACTTTCCGTGACACTAACCTTAAATTCTTTCTGCTATTTGTTCCGCCTTTTGATAACGGTTTCTTGTGGTCTACTTCTTGACCAGGCTTTGCATTCATTTTTCTACGTGCCTGATTCCTCATACTTCTCTTTTTTATTTGGTCAGGCTTTCCATGAAAGTCTTGGTATTCTTTTTTATAATCTCTTTTCTTTGCCACTACTGCCCCCCAACTTCTGAAGGAACACTTGTGCCCGGAAGGTTTCCGGCACTTACTGGCATTGGACTTGGACCACTCGCTGGAGTTCCGCCTTGAGCCGAAGCCATCATTTCCATCATTTCTTTTCGAGCCGCCTTTTCTGCTTTGGCGACTCTTCTCTGCTCAACTTCTTCTTCTGTTCTGAAAATATCAGCAGGAACATCGCTCATGCGGCTATCGTATTCCGCTATTCGATCTGGATCTAAGTCGTCAATAAACGCAGAGTCTTGCGTAGCCTGAAACAATGCCAACCTTCTCTCTAAGAACGCTTGCACCCTTAAAGCTGAAGCCGCTTTTGCCGCTGTAAAGAAGGGGCTGGCAAACTCCACATCAATAGTCACGTCTTCTCCTAGAATTTCAGAAACCTCATTCAGCTCAGGCAATGCACCGCCACGTTGCATGATTCTGATGATTGTCCCAATGACCGGTTGCAAAAATTCATAATTGACTACTTCAGCCGGAGCCGCCAACCTTTGTATCGCTCTCATTTGTCTTTGCCTAGACTCTTCAGCAGATCGTGGCTGAGCTTCTGGCTCTTGCAAAACGTCTCCCAAAAACACTTTTTGAATCTGCTCTCTGTCTTGCCTTGCAATAAGATCTGCTACCCCATAATCAGTACCACTTTTTAAGAACTGAGGAGTCAACTTCTGAGGCGGTCTAGTTACCATTATTCCGTTAGGTGCAATATCCAACTCCACCATAGTGTCATGTTCCACCATTAAAGGCGGATTCATGTCTCTACCAGCCGCAATCAATACTTGTCTTCTTAACTCATTAATTCCAGCAGCGTCCGGGCGAGCCAAGTGACCTTTGCCGCGTCCATACTCTTCGCCGTCAACGACCATAAACCTACTAATCGTATAAGGCATAAAGTCATAGCCACCCTCACGCACAATCGATCCACTAGCACTACACAAATACACACTAGCAAACTCTTTTTTTGTATTTACCTTAGAGTTGACTGGACTATATTTTCCTGTTGGAAAAACAAAATGGTAATACTGTATCATTTCCATTGTATTACCACGCGTCATCATTTCTTCAGCAGCAGAACCAGCATTGCCTTCAAAGTACTTCATAGCGTCTGCCGCAGGTAATTCCATTTCCCTGCACGCCATTACTACTTTTTGGCCTTTACCCATCAACCACCACATTTTCTCTACCGGCACCGCCTCAAAAATCAATCCACCAAATGTAGACTGATCTGGTTTTAACATTGGAGTGTCTTCTTCTACATACAATGTGCTATTTCCTAAAATAGCAAAATCTCTCAAGGCACTTGTCGCTTGAATGTAAAAATTAGAATCAGTTAGGGCTTCCATGATTTTCATAGATGCACGATCTAAATACGTTCTAACTGCTACGTCAGAATCTGCGTCTCTCAGCTTTAGACGCAACCAATCCGACGAACTCGGCAACACTGCACTTTTTAAGAAATTCACAAATGAGTCTGCCGCCGTCATTGCTGTCGTATCAAAGACTGCACCAATCCTTTTTCCTCCAGGACTTTTCTTTGTCGTAATGTCACCACGAAATGGCTGCATTAAATCATTAATTTCTTGCCATGTGTTTTCATGGTTATTTCTTCTACCTTTTAAGTAACCCAGCCTGTTGTTTAGTTCTTGATCTAAACTCATATTATCGCCTAACTAAAAAAATCAAACTCGGGCAACTTAAACGGCAATCTGTAACCATCCGACTTCGGTGGCTTTGCCTCTCTCAACATCATTACACCTTTATGCATCGCGTCTATTAAATGGTCGTCCTGTTTTGCTTTCACTCTTCCAGAATCATGCCTGTACGTTCTTTTCTCTCTTAGCAACTCTTGACAACTATTGAAAATTCTAAAACTACCCATTTGCATTCTGTCGATAACTTCTTCAATAACCGTCATTATTGCAAATGTTTTTTTACCGTCCGGACCGATCATGTGGCTACTCGTATTTAGCATTTTTAATCCATACTCGTCATACTTTTGCTTAATCGTTCCTCCGTCAATAAATCCACGACCCGCATCGTGCGGCCAAGCACACGGTATGGATTCAGCTCCCATCCCTAATGCACGATGAGCATAATGCACCGTCTCGCGACCATGATCTTTGTATTCACCTGTGATGTACAACACATCATTCGCTTCGTCATAAGCCATTTTCACTAATGCGAAAAAACCCACTCCGTGCGGAAAATCTAATCCAATTATTTGAGGCCACTCTTGAGGTACTATGAAATCATCTATCACTAATAACTCATTTGGCATTGTGTAAATAATGCCCGCTCCTCTTACTGGCCTTCCATGTAGCCGAGCCTCTGCTAATGGATGATTCCTATACTTCTCAATCAAACTCGCTCTATGGTCTTCGTCCATGTGAGTTGCGTCAGTGATGTCATAATTCACCAACTCCCTCACTCCACTCTTGTCTTCTTCAAATAATATGTACAACTCCGTCTCTCCCTGGAGCGGAGTCATTGAAATATCCATTCGCCCTTTAGTCGCATTTAATCGAGCTGAAAACTCGTCATAAACCGGAAATGGCGGCTCTTCGTCAATACCAATCCAATTTAGGGTATATCCCTGCAATCTTTGCCAACCCGTCGAATACGAGAAAACCATGCATTTACTCATACCGTCAAATCGACCATCCTCGTCAAAATGCTTAACCATGAAATAATCAATCTGGTTGGCGATTCCCCCACTCAACCTGACAATATCCTTTTCAGGGTCAAAACAATGTTCAGGGATATACCCATTCCCTCTTTCCTGAAGACCACCTAACAATCGATCACACAACAAATCTCGTGTACTTTGTGCCGTTTCCCCACCTATTGCAGCACTTATTGGACCCTCAAATCTCGGACCATTATATTCTTTTGGATACAGGCCCGTTAAATGATATGCAGCCTTCATACACAACGCTGTAGATTTACCTGCCTGATTTAAACCAGCAAATAACGTCTCATGCGTTTCACTGTTTATGAAATCCCATTGCCGAGGATTTGGAGCCAATCGACCCAGTTGGTCATATTCCGCTCGGCGAGCCAACTCTTGCTCAATTTTTAACTCTGCTAGAATTTCTTCTCTCTCAAGTTGTTCACTCATCAATATCCTCAACTTCTTGAGAAGCCTCTAAGGCTTCGTAAGATAACCTTGCTTGGTCTGCCCTGTCTTTCTCCTCCAACGCCAACTGGCGAGCGTCTCGTCGCTCGTGGAGCAGCTTCACTAACTCCTCGTCACTCAACTGATGCAATTCCTCTTTTTGCGTATGCTCCACTTTTGAAGCCACCTCTTTTGGCAAAATATCCTTAATTAAGTATTTAATCATAAATCCCAACACCTCTTTGCCTTCTGGAGTGCTAGGGTCAGCCTCCTCCACCATTTGCGGAATCTTTTCAAATAAGCCAGCATTCGCCAACTTATTCACAAAATCCTTCTTTATCTGCATTGGATTCTGCTTTTCCACCATATTTTTACGCACTGCCAATCTTGGCCTATCACTACT